TGTTTATGGGCAAAGTGGTGAACAAATTGACGAAGACGAAGAAGACATACTAGGCACACCAACTACAGTACCTTTAGTAGATACAGAAGAAAGCTCTATAATTGGGGACTTATTTCCGGAATATAATGTAGATGTCAATGAAAATATAATTACAGAACCTATTGACACTATTGAAGAACCTATTGGCACTATTGAAGAACCTATTGGCACTGTTGGAGAACCTGTTGACACTGTTGGAGAACCTGTTGGCACTGTTGGAGAAATTGGCGACCTAGGTGAAGAAACTGTGGACACCGGTGATGACGGTACTGGTGACGGGGACGGAGACGGAGACGGAGATGGAGATAGTGATGGTGATGGTGATGGTGATGGAGACGGTGATGGTGATGGGGACGGAGATGGGTTAGGGACTAGGGGTATGTTTGCTTACCAACCTAGCCAGCCTTTTACGCCTGCTGAGATTCAAAAATATGAACCTACTTTAAAACCATTTAAGTGGGAACTAGAAGAACCAACACGTTTGTTTGACTATATAGATTATAATCCTCTTAGGAACTTACAACGATGACATATTTAGACTTAGTTAACGGAGTCCTGAGAAGACTCAGAGAAAGCACAGCGTCCTCTGTTAATCAAAATGATTATTCAGCCATGATTGGAGACCTAATTAACGACGCTAAACGTTCGGTAGAAGACGCTTGGGACTGGTCAGCACTACGTGAGACACTAACAGTAACTACAGTAAACGGCACGTTTAACTACGTTCTTGTAGGCAGTGACAACAGAATTAAAACACTAGACGTTATCAATGACACGTCAAATTGGTTTATGGAGTACAGACCTTCACACTGGATGAACGATAGGTACTTGCTAAGGGACGTAGCTACAGGTAGCCCAATGTACTACAGTTTTAATGGTGTTGATAACAATGGAGACACACAAGTAGATCTGTACCCAAAGCCTGACAATGTATATGAATTGCGTTTTAATGTTATTAAAAGACAGCCTGATTTGGCTGCTAACGACGACAAACTACTTGTTCCACACATGCCCGTACTTCACTTAGCTTTTGCTATGGCTTCCAGAGAACGAGGTGAAACAGGCGGTAGAACTTCTGGAGAACTTTTAAGTTTTGCTCAGAACTATTTAGCAGACGCAATAGCTCTAGACGCTTCTAAACATCCTGAAGAAACAGTTTATATGGCAGTGTAACATGGCTCAAGAAAGACAAAACATAACCATTGCTGCACCGGCATTCAGGGGTTTAAATACTCAGGATTCTCCTATAACTTTGGACGCTTCTTATGCTTCTATTGCAGATAATTGTGTTATTGACCAGTACGGACGTATAGGTTCTAGGAAAGGTCTCTTGGCGCTGACTACTGATACTACTCTTATTAACGGGAGTGACGGTATTGAGTGTATCAAAGAATATATCAATCCTACAGGTGATAATGTTATTTTTTCAGCTGGCAACAATAAAATATTTAGCGGTACCACAACACTGACTGACGAAACACCAGTGAGCTACACCATTACTTCTAATAACTGGAAGATGGTTAATTTTAATGATAGCTTGTACATGTTTCAGAAAGACTACGAACCTCTTGTTTACTCAACTGCTTCAGGCGCTGTGCAGAAAATGTCTGACGTTACTACTGCTGTTGGGACACCTCCACAAGGCAATGAGGTGTTGTCGGCCTACGGTAGACTTTGGGTTGCTGACTTTAGCTTAAACAACGACATAATTTACTGGTCGGATCTTCTAAATGGCTCAGCTTGGTCTGGAGGTACGTCAGGTTCAATCAATGTGTCTAAAGTATGGCCCAACGGTCAAGACGAAGTTGTGGCAATCGCTGCTCATAACGGATACTTAATCATTTTTGGTAAAAACAGTATACTGACTTACAGCGGTGCTTCAGATCCTTCTACAATGCAGTTGGCAGACACAGTGGCTAACGTAGGTTGTGTGTCTCGTGACACCGTACAACACACTGGAACTGACCTTATATTTATGTCCAGTGAAGGGCTTAGGAGTCTAGGTAGAACAATACAAGAAAAATCAATGCCTATGCGAGACGTTAGTAAAAATGTCCGCAATGACTTAATAAATGTTAACAGTAGCCAAGTCAATAGACCACTACGGAGTGTCTTTAGTCCGGAAGAAGCATTTTATTTGGTGTCTTTTTCTGACTCAAGATACGTCTTTTGTTTTGACATGAGAACAGTACTGGAAGACGGTTCACACAGGGTAACTACATGGTCTAACATAGACTTAAGAGCACTTGAAAGAGCACAGGACGGTACACTGTACGTCGGAAATACTAACGGTATCGGTAAGTACTCAGGGTATCAGGACTACAACAGCAGTTATGACATGTCTTATTTTAGCAACCCATTATCTTTTGGGGACAGCTCAAGACTAAAGATGTTAAAAGAAATTATCATGACGTTCATAGGTGGTCAAGGAGCACAAGTAAACATAAACTGGGGCTATGACTATACAGGGTCATACAAAAAACAAATTGTAACGATTGATTCTGGTAGTGTTGTAGGGTACTACGGGGTTTCTGAGTACGAAAGCGACATTGTGCTTAGACCTGATTCAAATTGGGCAGAGTACAGCGCGTCAGTTATTGTTGATAGACCTAACACAAAAACCAGCGGGTCCGGTACAGTAGCAACTATCGGGATTGAAGCAACAATTAACAACAACGCTTTATCTTTGCAAGAAGTTAATATACAAGCCATTATTGGTAGGATGATATAATGAGTAACTATACGAAGACAACAAACTTCACGGCCAAAGATTCTCTTCCTACGGGCAATGCAGCGAAGATTATCAAAGGGTCTGATTTTGATATTGAATTTGACGCTTTACAAACAGCAGTAGCCACCAAGTCGGACACAGCTAGTCCTACGTTTACGGGGACAGTAACAGCACCCACAATAAACGTCACGGGTACGCTTACCGCTGGTACTATTGACGGAGGGAGCTACTAATGGCTTTTGATCTTTCAGATTTTTTAAGCGGGTTATTAGGAACAGGTTTAAACCTTGAAGGCGTCCGGAAAATGCAGGGTGCTTTGGGTCAGTTCGGCGAACAAGCGTACACAGGGCTTACAGATATTGGTAGAGAAGCTCAAGCAGCTACTGAGTTTAGACCTTTTACTGTAACTACTGGGTTAGGCGGCGTACAGGCGACTGGTGGACAACCATTGACGGACCCTGCTACTGGACAGCCTGTTATTGACCCCAACACTGGTCAGCCAATTATGACTGGCTTTGGTGGAGTAACGACTACTTTGACGCCTGAACAGCAAGCTTTGGCTTCTGGACTACAAGCAGGTGCTACAGGGCTAATGGGCACTGCTACGGCTAGACCCACTGCTTATGATCCGTTATCTGCTAGTGCCTTAGGACAAGCACAGACAACTCTGGGTAGTGTAGGGTCACCTGATTTAGCTATGGCTCTACAAAGAGCAGGCGTCGGTACACTTTTTGGTCAACAGTTGGGTCAAATAGGACTACCGACTGGTTTAGAAAACTTGACTCGAGAAGCACTCACAAGAGGACAACAAAGAATCGAAGGGGCAGCAGCGCCTTCTGATTTAGCTGCATTACAACAGCAGTACGCGGGTTTGGCAGGTACAGCTGCGGGTGGTCTCCTGCAGCCTCGTGGTGAGCGTGAGCAGGACATCTATAGTAAACTCAGGGCTGTACAAACTCCAGAGGAAGAACGCCAGCGGTTAGCTCTGGAACAACGCTTGGCGAGTCAAGGTCGTTTAGGTGTACAAACGGCACAGTTTGGTGGTACACCTGAACAGTTTGCATTAGCTAAAGCTCAGGAAGAAGCTCAGAATCAAGCTGCACTCATGGCGCTACAGCAAGCAGGAACTGAGGAACAACAAGCGTACCAGCAAGCGTTAGGCTTAGCAGGACAAACGGGGCAGCTTGCACAACTAGGGTCAGGCTTGGAATCACAGGCACTCCAAAGAGGCATGGGCCTAAGTCAGCTAGGCTTAGCGGGTACACAAGCAGGATCTGGCTTAGAAGCACAAAGACTACAGCAGTTGTTAGGCTTACAACAGGCAGACATAGGGGCTGCTGGGGCACAACAGGCTTTACAACAGGGTCAGTTAGGACTTGCTGGGGGTCTTTTTGACATTTCAAGAACTGCTGCAGGATTGCCTTCGCAGCTACAAGCAGGCGACATTGCTAATCTACAGGCACTAATGCAGACTAGTTACGCACCACAAGCACAACTCTTGAACGCTTTACAACCTGCGATTAACTTGGCTAACATCGCTTCCACAGGTCAGCGTCAGGGTGCTGGGTTATTCTCTGAATCAGCTGCTAGTGGTCTACAGGCACAACTCCAGTCAGCACTGCAAGCTGCTCAGTTAGAACAAGGCTTATTTCAGTCAGTAGCTAATCTTGTTGGGGGTCAGGGAAATCAAGGGGGTCTATTTACTGGTATTTTTGACGCGATAGAAAACCCAATAGAAGATTGGTTTAGAGGTCTATTCACATAAATTAAAAGGAGGCTCATAAAATGCCACGTTTTTCGGAAAGCTTATTTGAAAGCATTAGAAACTTTGGGCGCATGTCTCCTACGGAAGGTAGAAGGCAGGCTTTACAACAACCAACAGAGTACCAACAGATGGGTACAACGGACCCGCTTGCCCGTAACTTAGGTAAAATGTTTGGTGGCTTAGGTGTAGACACGAGTTATCTTCAGACTGGTGAAGAACGTGCGCAGGCTGCTATGCAGAAAGCAGGGGAGCAAAAGTTTGTATCACCAGAAGCACGTATGATTGCTATGCTTGAAGCACAGCTGCCTACGTTGCGTCCACAGGCTCAAATGCAGTCTTTGGACCAGATTAGGCAGCTTAGAGACATCGAAAGGAAACGTGTCGCTGCTGAGGCAGAGAAGCGTAAAACTGAGGCTGTAGAGCGTGGTAAGCAGAACTTGGTTAAGATGGCTTCAGACCCTGAGTTTGACTTTGCTAACTCAAAGCAGAAAGCAGGGTATCTGTCAATGGCTAGGGCATACGGTGTTGAACCAGAAAAGGCTCTTCAGTTGTACAACGGACTCAAAACAGTGCCTAAAGACGTAGACACGGCTATTGTTGAAAGAGTAAAACCAGACGGAACAACAGAAACAGTTTTATACAACAAACAAACCGGAGAAGACATAAAAAACTTAGGTGTTACGGGTCAAAAGAAACCTGAAACACCAGATGTCATAACTCAAAAAGTAGGCGACAGTGTTGTCGGGATTGATAAACAAACAGGTGTACAGTTGTGGTCTGTTGGTACTGAAAGCGAAGCAGAAGCTTTGGTCCAAGTGGAGAAGGCACAGAAGGCTAAGTTAGCGTTTTTACAGGAAAGAGATAATCAGCTAGGCAAAATTGATAGGGCTCTTGATATAATTAAAAGCAAGGGTGATATAGGTTTTTATGACCGGTTGACAGCTAAATTAGCTCAAGATCCTGATTCTGCACTAATGTCGAGTACATTTCCTGAGTACGTTACTCTAAAGGATCTTGTTGACTCTATTAAAGCTAGTTTAGGTTTAGACACTATCAAAGAACTTAAGGCAGCTTCAGCGCAAGGTTCTACAGGTTTAGGCGCTGTGTCTAATATAGAGCTTCAAGCATTACAGAGTAAGATACAGACTCTAAACTCTTCTAATTTAGTAGATCTACCTAACACTTTAAACGCTATTAAACAGCATTATGATAATATACTAAAACTAAACAGCGGACAAGCACCAGATATAAACTGGGACGACCCTGAATATGCAAGTTTATCTGTGATGCGAGACGGGGTTAGGCATGTTACTCTGGACGGTGGCGAAACATTTATTGCTCTTTAATTGTTTGGAGATTCGATAGTGAATAACATTACAGATCCTGTTCTTTTAGAAGAGCTGAGAAGTTTATATCAAGAGAAGAAACAACACGCTCATATAGAGTCCAGCGTACCTCATACTCCAGTTACTGATACTGTCTTGTTGTCAGAACTTCGTGGAGAAGACCACACTAAGGACGAGTGGTTAGAAGATCCCATGATGGCTTCTAGGGCCATTTTAGATGGTTTCTTCTACGGTTTTAGTGACGAGATAGGTGCTAGTGTGGCTGCAGGGATGGCTAAAGTTTTTGAGCCAGAGCTGACTAAAGACAAGTCATTCGGGCAGATCAGGTCTGATATGATAGGAACTTTAGAAGATCAGCAAGCAGAATGGGCAAGAGACAATCCTGCTCTATCTGTTGCTTTGAATGTAGCAGGTGCAATTGGTTCAGGAACTATGGCGTTTAAAGGGGCACAAGCTCTTAGTAAAGGCTTAGCAACAGCACCTGGAATACAGCCTGTAGTTCAAGCGGTTCAGCAAAGAAGACTGAGTTCTGCTCTTCAGAAAGCAGCAGCTACTCCTGCTCCTGCAACAGCACTAGAAGCTTCTATCGCAGCACAGCCAGCCGCTACTGGTGGTCTTATACAGGCTGCTAAAAAAGCGCTTCCATATACCCCCTTGCTCGCTGCTGAAGGAGGACTAGCTGGGGTAGGCTATGCTGAACAGGGCGCAGACTTAGGAGAAGCTGCTTTGACAGGAGCAGCAACAGGAGTGGCTCTGGGATTACCAATGATTACTGGGTTAAACTATGTTTTAAAAGGGATGTCTAAAAACAGGTTGGCTCAGCAGTTGGGGCAGAAAGAAGACTTTGTTCCTCTGTCTATAGCTCTTAGGGAGAAGGTAGGCGGGTCTTATGAAAGAACCGTTGGCTGGGCCTATAACAAATTTATTAACAACACGTTTGGTGGGGAGTCCTTATTAGAACAACAGACTAAACGTACAGTTTCTAGGGCAGACTCTGCTTTGGCTAAAGAACAGGTCAAAGTTAACGACGCTATTTCTTTGGCGAACAAAAAACTAGCCGAAGCTAAGAACAAGGCTAATGTCGATGAACAAGTGTCTAAGATTAAAACACAAGCAGAAGAAGTAGCTATTGTTGGTAGGTTTGACGAAAAACTAGCGAGACAGAAGGCTAAAGCAGATGCAACAAAAGAAGCTGATGCTGCTGTTAATGTCGCCAATGCTGCGTTTCGTGTTAATCTACATTTAAACTCTTTACCTGTCAATACGCCTAAAGAGATTGTTGAAGAGGTCGCCAACACTTTAGATCCTCAATTACGTCAAAGACTGATTAATCAAGCGTGGGGGTCAGACGTTGCGTTTTCTATGCTTAAGGGACAACCTTTTAGATTTAATAAACAACGACTGGCTCAACAAATAGAAAACATTGTTGATGATGAACTTGCAGAGCTTAGTCCTAAACTTACAGGAGGAGAACCTATAGGTGACTTCATTATTAATTTTTTAGCACAAAAAACTAATAGACAAGGATACATATCTGGTGAAGAGCTAACAAGAATTAGAACAGAGCTTTCTCGTATTGCTAATCAGTTTCCTGATCAGGGTCCCGGTGCTGCACAAGGTGTTCAAATACGCAAACTTGTGGATCTTCTTAACGATAATATAGAAACACAACTCAAAGGCTCCGCTAAAGAAGCTTTTAAACAAGAGAAATTTAGATGGAAAACGAACCTAGCTTCCAGAAACTCTGTTCTTTCGTCTACAAAAGTCAGTGGAAATTATTTAGCTGAAGATTACTTAGCGAGTCTTAAGAAGCTGTATCCAAAAGACGCACAAGAAAAACTTGGGCCATTCCAAAGAGAAGCAGAGCAGCTTAGAGACACGAACAAAAGAGTTAATGACCAGATAATGTCTGTAGCTGAAGAAGCTACTGAAGCAGCCAAAAGATCGAACGCTCTTGAGGTAGCTAAACAAAAGAATAAAATAGAAGCTCAGATTAAGACTCTTCAGAAGAGACAGAAACAGAAGGAGCTATCTGCCCAAGAACGAGCCGATGCTGAAATTAAGTTAGCTGAAGCAAACGAACGTCTGTCTAGTCTGAAACAGTACACAACAGACCTGAAAGAGTTAGAAATAGCTTCCGATAGTTCCCCGTTTATGAAGTTTATTTACACTTCTATCTTGGGAGGTGCAAACCCGTTAGCTGGTGTAGGTGCATCAGCTGCCTTGGCAACACCACAAGCGCAACGAGCTTTAGTAGGTCAGACAGGGATACAGCAGATGATTGCTAGAGGTATGCAGAAGCAACCAATAGAAAAACTAGCGGCGTTACAGGCTAAGATAGGTGACCGTGGTGCTATGGGGGCAGAACAAGGGTCAATAACTGGTATGGATGTTCTGATGTCTGAATCAGACTCCCGTAAAGTTAAGGCTTATAATCGCTTGTCTGCGTCAGGACGCTTGGCTGATTTACAGAGATTGAACCCAAAAGTCTACAAAAGTCTTTTAGCCGCTGTTGAAAAACAGAAAGCAAGATAAAACAAAGGGGGCTTTAGTAGCCCCCAAGTTTTAACTAGATCTCACAACTGTTGCCAACACAAGCCAACTGTTGTGACCCTTCGGTCATGTCCGTTTCCTCAACAATGTCCCACTCGATAGTCTTTGGAAACTCCTTGACTAGCTTATGGTACGTCTCTAGGTCCACAGGCTCATAGGGTGCTTGCTGGTACGTATGTTCTGAGTAAGGTAGGAAGCTTATGCCGCTAACCTTGTCGAACTTGTTGTACAACCACTGACCCACCTCTAGGAACTCATCGTCTCTGTAGTAGCAAGTCATGGAAGGCTTGTGCTCACACCAGTAGTCCTGATACAACTCCCATAACTCAAGCTGCTCCATGGCTCCCATGTCAGTCGCTACTACAGCCTTCTTAGGAGACTTTATGGGGAACGAGAAGACCTTAGTAGTAACAGAAGTCACGTCTATCTCCACAGGCACTCCAGCGGCCTCTAGGACAGCACACAGAGGGTCTCTTGCGTCTGCCCTTACTCGTCGTATGTACTGCTCTGAGTATCTAGGGTGTATGCCAGACGCGCTGTCCACCAACTGAGACACAGTACCGGAAGGCTTAACAGCAGTGATGGCAGTGCTAACATTGATGCCAAGCCGTAAAGCCCAAGTGCGGTTAGTTTTAATAGCCTCTTTCTTAAGCTCCGTGAGCCACTCCTGTAGTTCTGCACGACTCTTCCTCCCTGACATAACTGGATGGTCCATGATTCCTGTTAGTGATAC